TATCCTCAAATTCGCATTTAAATATAATCCGTTCAACAAACAGGCCGTCTGAACGTATTTCCTTCCGCTGTGAGACACGTGAAATAGGGTCGAAATCATCTGTTCCAAATCCCTGTAGGCTCTTGTAGATGTCATTTATTGTATCCTGTGGAGATAGATCCTTTTCACGAATAGTTTCTGATGCTGCAGATGAAGTCCGTTGTGTCGGAGTATCGAATGCAATACGTACAATGATGTTTGATTTACATTCCTGAATTTTACCTGAATTATCCAAATCATTACACTGGTTATATTCTATCCCAATGATTGCGCATGGAAACTTTACAGCCGGACGTTCTCCTGGTTTAATATCCAGTTGTCCCATCTCCTGATCAATCCATTTAATGGCCGGAACTGTAGCTTTTAATTGTGCCAATATGGCATTGTATATTACTTTCATATAAATAGATTATACTGATTAATATTCTATGAATTAAGTTTGAGTATTTTTTTGATTTCAGAAACAATTTTGTTTTCAATATTATCAACTAACACCTTAGATTTACCCATGAATTGACGTTTTTTCATAATGAATGCTTTTCGTCCATATACATTAGCACCTTCTCCGAAATTGTGAACAGATGCATAGGGAGTAGCATCAGTAATTCTTACCCCACCTTCAATATAAGAATAAGAAATAGAGTTTTGAAGTTCCTTAGTTTCTCCGCTTAATACCTTAGCCGTAGTACGTGCCTGTGAAAACTTTCCTGTCTGACCCGAATGTCCATGCCAGGGAGATTCCGGATTACGTCTTTTTACATCCGGCCACTTTTCCAATTCTTCATCCGTGAATCCTTCATCTTGAAATGACTTTTTGAAATGATTAACCGCCTCGACACCCATAATTATTTTTATGTCATCCCCCTGAACAAACTCATCCAGTTTTTTCATCTGTCCGGTAAATTGGGTTGAAAAATCTGCAATGTCCATATTTTAAGTTTACAAATTAAATAGTTGTCATTTAGTTGGATTCTGTTTTTTTGACAGATATTCATCCAATAATTTTGATGCGTTTAATATGATATCATTACGAACTGATTCATCAGTATTTTTATAATATGGGTGTTCCTCCATATTAATAAAGTCGGCTGTTTGAATCGGGTTATTTTGAAATACCGGATCTGAATCATCTTCTCCGGGTACCGCTGTCGGTTCTTTGTCACTTTGTGATACAGAACACTGGCAACCCCATTCACTTGGAGGCATATGATCATCCCACCATGGATGATTGAACGGAAGAATAGTACCTACCCACTTTTTATGCGTTGGACGTTCATTGGCGGCTGTACTTTCAATATATTCAAGGTTTGGATATAGATGTAGTGTTTTTTCGAACTGCTTTAAATTGGAAGCAATTCGAGCCGATCGGACCGCCTGATTGTATTCAGTCTGTAACCAGGTTACATTATACTTCTCGGAAACCTGTAAAGCCAGTTTTTTAAATTTACTGAATGACCTTAATTTTCCATTTTCATCCATCAACAGGCCAACCATCTCTTTGGTCTGTAAATGGTTTTTAAATGCTGCAAAAACGGCAGTATTATTTTTAAAACGATCGACAAATTCAGTATCATCAACAGTTTTTAATGAAGTGTCAATTCCAGCCTGTATTTTACTATTCGTAATATCAAAAAGATTTTTATTTATCAGTTCACTTTGTTTTGAATCTTCTTCGTAAAGTTCCCTGATAGCGCGATTGATAAGATCATTTATATTGATTGAATCGGATAACGATATTCCATTTACATCCAAATCAATGGTTGGCTGAGTAGATATTGTCGATTTCACGTTCAAGTTTGCCCGGCTCCCTGGTGTCCGGGCGTTTGCGAAAAAATCAACAATCCCCCGAATGAATTTATTTTCTGTATCGGATAGTTTTACTCCGGACTTTTTGACAGGCTTTACAGGTACAGGAGGTGTATCAACTGGTGGAACATCAGTTGGTGGAATAGGTTCCGGAAGAATTGGATTCCCATTTGCATCAACAGTGGGAACGGGTGGTGTATCTACCGGTTTTGTTTCAACTGTAACTTTTGGTTTTGGTATATCTGTTATTTCATAGAAATAATCATCATCAACCTGAACACCTGCTTTTTTGATATTAATAGCATTGGTAACCTTATCTGTAATACTTAGTTCTTCACCTGCTTCCGGAAATATGAATTTGCCTCCTGCAACATTGTAACCACGTTTAACGAGTAGAGGGATAAGCTTTTTATTCAGTATCCGCTGAACATACCGACGTAATGTTTTTGACGTGTCATCATCGGTATCCTGATGTACCTCTGCCTGTGATCGGGATGAACCGGACAGGGTAGTCATTGTCTCCCCCTGAATTGCGATAAGTATTTCTTCATTACAAGCACTTCTCAAATCCTTGAATAGACCACTGCTACCAGTCGACTTATTTTCAATTACCTCAATATTTGCTTCGTTAGGAATTGCAGCAACCGGCTGACTTCCAATTTTAGCTAAATCCTCGAACAATTGATCGCGTGTAGCTATATCAGACGAATTATACTTTCCAATCAAAAACGGTTGTCCCCAAATCTCCGCAAATTGTGCCCAATCACCAAATCCGCCCCGCTTATAAATTACATAAATAGCAGCCTTGAAAATAAGCCCTAAATCATCGTCTTTACCGCATTCAATGAAAAAATCATCCTTCGTATAATCATACCCGGTTACTTGTCCTTCACGCGCAACAATGCATTTCTGACGTTCGGATAATGGTCGGTCGATATAACGAATGATACAATTTTTACGAGGGTAAGAAAACACACTGAAATCAGGTGTAAAACCTAATTCAATGATCGAACGGCCATAAATTTTAGCATAGGCAATTTCCTTTATCAATTCTTCAAATTCAGGAGTATTCATCAAATCATCTATTTCAGGAATGTTCTTTCCATTTTTCTGAAATGAAATTTCTGCATTCGTAACTTTACCCACAAATTTTTCAACTGCTTTGGATAATACTCCATCTGCCATTAAATTATCATACAAATCGTAGAGTTTTTCCCTGTAACCGAATTTTGCAGAATTGACTGCATTTCTCCAGGTATCAACATCAGCAGATTCCACCCTGGATGGACGAATTACAAGTGTAGGCCTGAAAGTATCTACGGCAGTAGATTGTAATGGTTTATTATTGGTTTCCATATTGTAAAATTATATATGTTGTCCTCTTTTAGGATTTGAACCTATTTTAAAAAGCGTATTCGTTTCAGGTTTTCCGGATTCGTCCTTTCTTAATGGAAAGTCCGGTATTGTATTCCCTTTCTGAACATTTTTAAGCCAGTCGACAGCATCGGTGTAATTGTCACGTCTGAAACTTACAGAGGTACCGGCATTACAAAGTTTAATGAAATGCCATACAGCCATGTCCTTAATGAATATCAATAATAAGGCATTGCGATTATTACCGGTTGCACCAAAAACAGCATCAGTATCGAATGCATTCAGATAACTTTTAGCTTGCTGACAGGCACCATCGATAGCGGCAGTAAGTATAGTTTCATCATCGCCTTGAATGGCAGTAATATTTTCTGAGTAAAGGTGAGTTTTTAACTCATCGGATGAAATGAATGCCATAATATTAAAGTTTACGATTTGAAAAAGTAGGGTGTAAGTTTGAATGACCCAGTGTATCATAAAGAACCTGTTTTGACAACAGCCCTGTTTCTTGCTTTTTAGAAAGGACTCCACGGTTTTTCATTCGTTGAATATCTTCCCGGCTCCATACCCTATATTCATCAAAAAGAAATACCCGATATCGTTTATTATCGTTCTGAATAGATAAGTATTCAGCTTGATGAACGGCTTTCTTAAAGTGCCTAAAATTGGCTTTTCGATTCATTCGACGCACTTTGATACGATAGTTTACTCTTCTAAAAAAGTTAAATAGTTTTTTCATTTTCCCGTGTGTATTTAATTGTATATAATGTGTTTAAAAATTACATTCTTTTGTTATTCCTATGCTTTGCAAAGGTTTTAACACTGTCGACACCAAGCATAGAAAGCTTTTTATTGAGTATCCATACACCACCCTCTATACAATCGGGTCCGTCGGCAGGAGCTTTTAATTGCATATTGAATAGTTTAAATTGCTCTTCAAGGCGCTGCATGTGCGGATTATCTTTTTCATCTATATTGAAAATAAGCTGACCATTACGGTTCAATGGTTCCAGATTACCCTCTATACGAGTTGCTTTATCCGGCTTTTTCCGGTCATCCGGGGTAATGTTTATAAATCCTTTCTCTTTTCCGCATGCCATGAACATCGGTCTAAAAACCTGTTCATAAAATGGATCCTGAAGAGTATTATTTTCTATGTAATTATACGCCAGTACGCGATTACGTATATAATCTCGCAGATCGTAGAACCATTGTACAAAAATTGAATTATTGACCTGTTCAAGGAATCCTTTGTAGATGTAGAATTTTCCATCTTTATAGCCAATTATAAAAGAAGATTTAAAGCTGACACCTTTCTTTTGTTTGTCCTTATTGGATGGGCTAGGGTCTGCATAATTCACTACATAAGGTAAGGATGATATTGGCGGACATTTTCCCCATATAAGTTCTTTGAATATATCCCCTTCAGTAAGTGGATTATTAAAACATTCCGCCTGCTGAGCTTTAGTACTCATTTTTGAAAGAACCCGGTCAATACGTTCCTCACTGTTTTTTGATGGCCAGGTTGATTTTCCATTCTTATCCCTGATATTGACAATATCATGATGGTCGGCTCTTTTAGCAGCTCTCACAACACAGCAGTCTTTAGCAATGATATTTCCCAATACCAGAAATAAAAGATCTTTTGATATAGATCTAGTCATATACAATGCTCGTTCTAACCAGTCAAACCGTTTATCGATGGTATCTTTATTCTTACAGTCCTCATCGGTATCAATATCGGTGATGATGATAGAATCCGGACGAAGTTGCTCGTTCTTCTTTCCACGGGGAGATTGACCGGCTCCCAATGCTACATACCTGGCTCCGCACTTAGCAGTGATATCACCTGTCTCCCAGTTTCCAAAACTTCGTTGTTCACCATAATAAGCAATGATACGTTGGTTGCTTTCAAAATTTAATTTGTAAGGCATTAGAAGATCACAGGCTGCATCGTAGGAGCTGGATACAAAAAGCGTGAATCGCTTTTTACCTGTCAAGTTTAAGAAGAACATCAACATCATGGTGACGGTATCTTTTGCAAGTTCCCTGGACCAACTGTTCACTTCCCACCATTCAGGGTTATCAATGATACGTCTGATATATTTTAAATGAAATGGGGCGAATTCCGATGTAGCATAATTCGGAAAAAAATACATCATCCATTCAACGGGTCGTGCCTCAAGATACAAACGATGCTTTTCGATATCCGCCGTCGTTTTATTGTATTCGAGTGCCGTTCCTGTAATGAGTGCCTTTCGGTATTCGTCCCATTCCTTTATTGCTTGTTTTTCTACTTGCTTAGCCATGATTATTTCAGCGTACTTTTTATATACGAGTTGAAAATATCAGATATCTCCTTTGCCTTGTCATTATCCACCTGTCGCAACCATTCCAGAAGCTTGATCGATACATTGATTACATCCACAATTCCACATTCCACTTCCAATGCAGTAAGATCGGCTACGAGTCGACGCCGTATATTTGATTCTTCCTTGGACGGAAACCTGTAGTTTTCATCCCGGCTTTTAATCAGGTTATCAAGTTCGGTCAACTGGTTAATGGTGGAGCGGTAACGTTCGTCACGTGTCACAGAGATAGCCTTACGATAATCATCCCATTTATCATCGCGTACCCATTTGCTGATAGTTACTTCGCTAACTCCTGTTTTTGTGGAGATTTCTTTTTGACTCAGCTTGTCATATACGAATAGCATTTTTGCATAATCGTATAGTGCTTTCATCTCTTGTTTTGTACGTCTTTTTGCTTTATCTGCCATAATGACCGTATTAATTTGAAGCAAAATAACTGCTTTATCTGCTATAATAAAAAAAAGCGTGACAAAATGGCAGTACTTTTTTGACGGACATATTTTATAGTGTTTTTTTGCAGTGCAATTCACAACGAAGTAAACTTTATCCGGATGAAGAAACCCGTAAAAACGACTTTTAAAAACCAATTAAACGCTAATTAAAAATGGATCCAATCACTTTTGTATTGCTTGATGGCTCGAAAACTACGTATGATGTCTGTGTGTCAGTCGATGGAGTGGATACCACCCAATTCGAGAAAAATCCGGTTATGTTTTATCAACATAATGATTGGAATATGCCGGTTGGTAGATGGGAAAATATCAGGAAAGAAAAAGGACAATTATTAGCTGATGCAATTTTTGATACAGCCGATACCGATAAGGATGTTCAGCGGATGATTAACAAAGTTCAGAATGGATTTATCAAAATGGCATCATGTGGATTGGTTGACCTGGAATGTTCAAATGATCCCAGTATGCAATGTTCTGATGGTGATACTTGCTGTATGGTTGTAACGAAATGCAGATTACGTGAAGTTTCTATCGTATCCATTGGAAGTAATAATAATGCTATCCGGTTATTTGATAATGATGGGAAAGAAATTGATATTAAGAAAGATGCCGGATTAAAATTGAGTGATTTTATTGTAAAACCAAAAATAGAAATTATGTCAAAAAAGTATTTAACCCTATTAAACCTTAGCGATACGGCCACTGAAGCCGATATTGACGCAAAGGTTGAACTTTTGCTTTCTGATAAAGTAAAAGTTGAAAATAACCTGGAAGCTGAAAAGCTGAAATCTGCTGCCAATTTGAAATTAGCTAACGAACGTAAAATTGAACTCGATGCGCTTCAACTTGCTGATAAGACAGAAAAGACAGCAGCATTTACATCATCGGTAGATGAAGCTATCAAAGATGGCCGCCTGAGCGAAAAAGCAGATGGAAGTGTAAAAACATCCCTGTTAAACCTATTCGATAAAGATCCTGCAAGTGCCACAAATCTTGTACAAAGTTTGCCAACGCGTGAAAAGGCAGCCATTAACCTGGGTGATACCGGAAAGACTGCATGGCAAATCCGTCAGGAAGAAATTGATGCTGCTAACGCTGCTAAGAAAAAGAAATAGTCATCCATCAGAAGTAAGAAGTAAGTAGTAAAAAAGTAAATCATTCATAAATAAATTTTAGAAAAATGAAACCATTAAAATTTTTAATCTCTCTGTTGGTGATGGTGCTATTCAACACCCTTGTCAGTGCCGGAATTGCTATGGCAGCCGGATTTGATCCCGTTGCCTTTGCAATTGGAGGTAACGTTATTGGGTTTGTAAGTATGTATTATAAACCATTAGCAGCTTGTTTGCCATTTGCTGTCAATATCCAGACCGCTTATGCCGGTGAAGTATTGGAGCAACTGCTTGTTCGTGCCACAACCGGTAATGAAATTGTAGCTGGAGGACACATTCATGTACAACCAAATGTGGAAAAGAAATTTACCATTCCACGTCTTAAAGCAGGGAAAATGCTTCAACGAAGGAAAGAACAACCAATTGAGGCTGATTCAAAAGGTGACTTTGATATTGATGAAAAATATTTGGAACCAAAAGATGTAATGGCATTTACAACCTTCAATCCACGTGCATTTGAAAATATCTGGAAACCATTCCAACCAACCGGGAACCTTGTTTTTGAACAATTACCGGCAGCTGTACAAACTCAATTATTGACTGAATTAGCCAAAATTGTGGACTTTGAACTTGGTGGATTGTATATTAATTGTGAATATCATGCAACTGCTGAAGGTAAATATTTTGATGGAATTTTAACTCGTATTGTTGCCGATAATGATGTCATACGAATACCAGTTCCTGCACCTTTAGTTCAATCGAACATAATTTCAAAATTGAAACTAGTTCGCGCCGCTTTACCAAAAGCTATCAGAAACCACCCTAATTTAAAATTCTTCATGTCCATT